TCCTGTAATCGGATTTAGCCTACACGGCTCTTGATGGCTTCTAGCTCATCTGGATTTGTTTCTAATAAATGGTCGGCTAATTCCTTAAAGTAATTCTTGTCCTTACCTTTAACGTAAGTAAAGATTACCTTTCCTGTTTCAACCCATTTAAAGCATGATGCGTTCACATCATTCTTAATAATGTTCTTCTTAACAGCGTCCTTTAACGCAGTCTCATTCACTAAAGAAGCTCTTTCAACAACTTCTAAGAACTCTTCTGGATAATCTCCAGCATAATCCTCTAACTCATTACGCAATTCATCATTACTTTCAGCGTCAATACCAAGCGCCAAAGCAACCTCTCTTGCTTTAGTGTCATCTAAATCTAACGCTAAGTTAACTGCTTTTACGATTAATTTACGCAAGTTTCTTTCAGTCTTAGCTTCTTTCTGTGCATCAATGCGAGAAAATAATGCTTCGTAGTCATTAGCATTTCTATCAGGGTTTGATTCGTTATAATTACATAACTCTACATACTGATAGATTTTCTGATGCAACGGGTTATTACCATTTAAAAATAAGTAACCCATATTCGATGCATTAAAAATAATATTAATAAATATCGCATTACCCTCTAAGTCTGTACGCTCAATGGCTGCAATATTAACAAACTCTCCTGTACCTTTGTCTAAAATAGTGTCAGTTGCACGAATCTGTAATGCAGATGGCATTAAGAATTTTCCTGCATTATCAGGGTCAGGGCGAACATTAAGTACTCTGTAAATAGCTCTCTCGTCTGGCTTGAGCTTTCTAATCATCTTCTCTGATAGAAGATTAAAATCGGATGCTTTCATTTTATTATTGTTTGGTTTTATAATTTACTCCTTCAAAGGTAGCTCCTTTGGATAAATTATCCAAGCACCATAAAGGTTGCAGGTTGGTGTAATGACAAAGTGCCATTAGCTCCTCTTCTGTTTTAGCAGATGCCAGTGGCTGAATATGGTCGACGTGTATTTCACCTGCAACAAATGCTTCCCAAGTCATACCGTCTTTAAATTGAGAAATGAAGTGCTCTTTTACGACTTCCCAATCTGCTCCTAAGATGGTATGTGTATTAAATCTTTTATCTTGCTTTAGCCTATAAAAGGCTCCCTTTGTTAGTAAACGAATGCGCTCCTTAAATTGTCTCAATGGGGTTGAATTCACTAATTGCTTCCTTTTAGATGATAGCAATTTTGCATATTTTCTTTGGTATTCTCTGTTATGCTTTTTTAATCGCTCCAAGTTTGCCTCTCTGTATTCTTTGTTTTTTATGGATATTTTTTCTTTATTGTTTTCTGCATATTCTTTGCGCTTCAATAAAATCTCCTCTCGTTTCTTAAGGTAGTATTCTTTTTTTTGAGCTAACTTTTTTTCTTTTAATTTTTCGTAAGATTTTTTATCTGACTCAAGTTTCTTGCCAGGATTAGCTTTTATGTATTCAGCATTTTTCTTCCGACAACATTCTTTGCAGGATGCTCGGCGTCCGTCTTTTTTGTTTCCTTTTTCAAATGTAAAATCTTCAAGAATTTTTTCTTGTTTACAAATTGTGCATACTTTATTCATCTCCTTATTGTTTGGTACAAAACAAAGGTAGAGAGAAAAGTTTATAGTTGCAAATTATTTAAAACAAAAAAGGGAAGAATTTCTTCCTCCCTTTTAAGACAAACATTAAGCAAAATTATACTGAATATTTCACAAAGTGCTCATTACCAACTGTTTCTAGTCCCTCGATTGAGCTATAAACAATGTCCAACGTGTCTGTATCAGATGTCGGAGTTGGGGCAAGTCCCCCAAGCATTTTTTCTCTAAAACGACTGTTAACGCCATCTGGCATCTCTAAGTAACGCATCATCATACGGTCTACTTGACCACCACCTTGCTCAACCTTAATCTTTCCAGCAGGAACTAAGTAAGCCTCTTTAGAGAATACTGTAGCACCACCTACTGAAGTGATTTGTGGGTGAGATAAAGCGTTAAGACGCTTCTTGTGGAAAGTACGTCCGTAAGCAGCGATAGAGTTAACACCTAAAGCTAAAGCAACATCTTTCTTACCACCGAATGAAGCATAGTTAATACCTCCGTTGATGAACTGAGTCGCAGCTGTGATAGTTGTATCAAAAGCGTTATCGAAATCAGCTCCAGCCCATAATAAGTACTCAGAAGGGCAACGGTTAGCATCCATCAAACGAGATAATGCAGATAAGTCAGCTAATCCAACTGTGTTTGAAGTTCCTGTAGAAGAAGAAATACCACCTGCATTAACAATAGTATCGCGTAAACCACGAGTTGTATTGATAGCGTTACCAGCAGCATCAGTTAAACCTGCAGACTCACGACCGAACAATACTGCATAAAGGATATCCATACGGTGCTTCAAATATGCATCGTGCTGTTGCTTTAAGAAGTAGTAAGGTTTTCCTTTAAACTCAACCTCAATCTTAGAACCGTAAGCGATATCTGTGATAGAAGTTTTAGTTTTGAAAATCTGTAACTTGTTAGAACGCTTAATCAAGTCAGACTTACGCATTTGGTTAGAACCAGTTCCTTCCGCGTATGCGTTAGACATAAATGATAACTTAGAACCAGTTGTAGCAGCAGGAATTGCATCTGCAGAGTTAACTGGCTTAACAGTAAGAACGAAGTCTGTAGCAGAAGAAATAGCTGATACATAACCAACGATACCGTTAGCGAACAAAATCAATTCACCTACTAATGGCTTAACAGAAGTTGCGCCAACGCAAGTGATATCTACAGCAGCACCAGCTGAACCCGCAGATGTACCTGGAGTTTTAACTGTAGCAGTAGCATACAAGAAGTTGTTTTGTACTGTGAAGTATTCAGTTTGAGCAGAAGCCTTTGACTTACCTGTCCAATCTAATACGTCCAACATAGACGCCTCTTCATCATAGATGTCAAGTACGTCCTTTAAAATTTCACGTTGCTCTAACGTGTTTGTGAATGAAACAGTCGACAAGAATGTTCTGTCGATGTTACCTGCTGCGATAGCCATGTTTTAAATAATTTAATTGTTAAACACTATTTTTTAGTAATAGTCATACCTTGTAAGAATCCAATTGGGTCATCTGATGGTCTTTCAATACTGTTAGACTCAACAACCGTCTTGTTAATCGTCGGAGGTACAACATTCTTTAGTTCAGACTCCATCGCCTTGCGTCCTAAAGACTTTCCGTGTTTAATTAATTCGCTTATAAATTGAGTTGGATTCTGTGCGAATGCAACTGTTTTTGTCCACTTATCCCAATCAACACTTCCGTCTTTTGCAAAGATGGAAAGAAACTTGTTTGAGTCTAGTGCATAATCAACTACATCGTTTGGATTTTGAATCTGGTAATTAATACCTTCTCCGTTAGCTCCAACTTTAATAATGTTGTCTTTAATTACACTTGATACTCCTTCACTGATAATTTTTCTGCTCTGTTCTTGTTGAGCAGCAAGCTCTTCTTGCGAAGGACCTGTTGATGCTTGTGGTGATTGAACATTGTTTAGGAACTGTTGTTGCTCCTCAATAAAAGTCTTTCTTAGCTTTTGTGCATCTCGCTTTAACAAAGCTTCTCCGACTTCCTTGTCTTCCTCATCATAAGAATCTAACCCGTATTTTTCTAGCTCCTTGTCAAACAGTTTCTGTCTTGCTTTAGGACTTAAGTCAGAGTTCTCTGTGTCGAACTTAACTTTAAGCACCTCTAGGTCAGTCATCTCTGTGTAATCGACTTCGGTTGCTCTTAAGAAGGGCTGTAGTGTACCATACGTCTCGTAGTACTGCACAGCTTTCTCAATGAACGGGTCTTTAAACTGATACTGCGCTTTTGGTTGTTCTTCTGGAACAGATTCTGTGTCATCCTGAGTCGTATCAGGTTCTTGAACTACAGTTTCTTCTGCGTATCCTTCGGTACTTTCCTCTTGCGAAGTATTTTCTACTGAATCCTCAACATTTTGAGGCTCATTATCTTCATTAGAAACATCAACTCCTTCAACTTCAGTAGCATCATCTGCGCTACTAGTTTCTTCGGAAGTCTCTGTAGTTTCTTCTGTTGTCTCAATTGGTTCGTCTTTAGACAATAAATCGTCTAGGTTAATTGGCTCTGCCATATTATTTTATTGTTTGGTTATGCAAATGTATAAACTATTACTACTTATTTCCAACTGCTTTTTCGCTCTTCTTAATCTGGGCAATATACTCTCGGCTGTCTGCCTCAATCTTAGCCGTATTAATTTTGCCCTCAATTTTACCTTGCTCAATTGTTGCCTCATTCTGCAACTTCATTGCTAATATTTGGGCATCTAGCTGCGCTTTTCTCTCCATTACCTGCAACTCGGCTGCAGTTTGTACTTGAATAGTCTGCTGTTTAGCCTGCTCTGCTGCCTGAGCTGATTGCATTTGAATTTGTCCATTCATCTGCTGCATTTCAACTGCTTTCTTCTGCTTATCCTCCTCGTTCTGCTTAATCTTGTATGCAAGCATTACCTCAGCATACTTCATATTTTCAAGGTTCTCTAGCATAATTGCGTCTGCCAAAGTAATTTGTCCAGATTGAATTGCTAAGTTTACCCTTTGTGCAAGTTTTTCTTTCTCAAACTCTGTTGGTTTCTGAGAAACAACCAATCCGCACTCGTGTGCACTTGTGTTAGGGTCTAATTTAAAGAATTGAACCGATGAACTACCTAATGCTCTAATATATCCTTCAATACCACCATTCTCTACAGAATCTTGAATGCGAAGTGTTAAGTTGTAGCACAACTTCTCTAGCAACTCTCTTTCAGCACGTTTAATAAAGTCTAAAGAGTTGTTAGTAGATTCAGACGCGTACTTCGCCACACCATTTAATGTACGTGGGTCAGGTGTTGAACCGTCAGTAATCTCATTAAATCCTAAAATGTCGCGAAGTAACTGGATATTATTAGTAATAATGTTGAAGTATTGTACCGCTTCATTACCAATACCGTTATCAAGCTCTTCAATAGGCTTATAGTTACTAGCATTACCTTCATCAGACAATCTACGGTAAACTAAGTTACCTGTCTGGTTGTATAGGTCAATGATTTCCATTGGCTTAAGAGCTTTACCACCCTTACCAATAGGCACACTTTCTAACGCACCAATTTCAATCATAATACCACGAGGACGTGCGCGTAGCATCACATTCTGTAGCTTGTACCACGCTAACTGAATCTGGTCAGCAATAGCTTTCATTTGACTACCTAACGAGTAAGTAACCATCTGATAGATGTTAGGCGCCACAACGTGGTAAGACAAAGACGTATTAGTCAAATCTGACTTAGCGCGCTTCATATTTGTAGCTAACTTGCAGTCAAAGAATACATCGCTGTCAACAATCCACTTACCTTGGTAAACTACCTTATAGTCTGTCTTAGAATATTTCTTATCTTTGCGATTCCCTTTAACCTTGGAAGCACGACCTACAACTGTGTTGCCTTTTGAGTTAACACGTTCTTCTAAGATTAAGCTATTAACAGAGTAGAACTCAATATCTAATACTGAAATACGGAAACCATCGTAGTTACGAGTTTGATTAAAACCAGTGTTCTTAACTAACGTTGGATTACCCATCTTGTTAGTGTACTTAGTTGCAATCATTTCATACTGCTCAGCAGTAATCTGGTCGCCAGCTAGTTCTTTTAAGTCAGCGATTGTCATCTCTACTACCTCGCCCATATACTGAACGTCCTTAAATGATGGATTAGTCGTATAAGACATAACCATATTAGAAGGATTTACGCGACGAAGTTTAATATTTCCCGCAGCGTCAAAGTATTCTCTGTATCCAGCAATACCAAAGTCGTGAAGGTCTTCTATAACTTGAGCGCGTTCCTGTGGAAAGCTATTCATATTTAACACAAGGTCAATAGCTTGCTCCATCTCAATAGCCATTCTATGCTTATATGAGTAATTCATATACATATCAAGCTCCTGAAGATTAGCTGCGTCAACATCGGCTTCAGGAATCAACGATGGGTCAACACCTTGCTTCTCAAACTCTTCTTTAAGGATTAACTTCGCAGCGTTATCTGCGTAGAATTTATTTTTATCGTCTTGTGCGATAGGGTCAATTGCATCTACAGAGATATTGAAGTCAGACTTCATTAATGTAGCAAGAGCAATACGACGGAACTTAGGGATAATAGGAAGGATGTCCCAGCTTATGTTAGCTGTTGACTGGTCTTCATTAGCAGTGGACGATGGGTTAACCAACTTCTTATATCTGCTAATAGATTGTTTACCAAGCATATAAAGCTTGATTTCATGATAGTTTTCGCGACCATTGTATAATTGATTAGGGTAATAGGTTCCAAAGTCTCGCCACGCAGCTTTAATGTATTGTGAAATCCAGTTCTTGTCTTTCTTCTCAGTCTCGATTAAATGACTTGGGAAGTCCATATTCTTTGGTACATCTTGTTCCATCATAGCTTAAAATGGGAATATCTCCCTTATATCGTATATTTTCTGTTTTTGCTCTACTCTTTCACTAAATTTAGACTTGTTAGCCTGTATTAATGTGTAACCAGATGCCATCGCGGCGTCAAACTTGGTTGTCTTATTAATATCAAAAGTTAACCAGTCTTTTAATAATCGCATAAAGATAACCTTTTCTACGTTCTCTGTAATATAACTTTCTGTAACTTCTGCAATCTGCTGGTGCGTCTTAACTGTTGCAGAGATTCCATACTTATTTGCACCAGGTAATTTAACTAAAAATTTCTCATATCCCCTGTACTCAAAGTACTTAATCAATCCAACCTTGTTATCCTCGGACAATATCTCGCATCCAAAGAAATGACAAAGCTTAATCATATCCTCGTAGAATATCTCAGCTTTCTCGGGTCTGTTAAGATATTCAACTAAGAATGTCTCACTAAACTCATCTACCGCATCATATCTCCTGTACACATAACACGCACCATCTGACCGCTCCTTACTTGTTGTAATGCTATGGTCAAAGGGGTCAACTGCTATCGCGTACTTCTTACTTTCTTTTGGCACCTTTCTGCTGCCATACTCCTCTACTTGGTTAAAGTTAGCGTAGTCGTATATGTTAAGCTTCTTATGAACTAAGAACTTTCCATTAGACGTCTCGTTAAAAACAACTCTACTGTCACGCTCTGCTTTTTCCCAAACAAATTCTCCACGCAAATATAAATCTTTTTCAGCAATCCACGATATAGATTCCATCTGTCTGTTCAATGCCATCGCATCATACAAACAAGTCTCTGCCTCACTAAAGAATGCCTCACCTATTGTAAAAGGGTTCTTGCGTATAAAAGAAGCCAATGCGCGCGGGTCCATCTCTAAAGCAGCACGTTCTGCTAAGTAAAATTCTTTTGCCTTTTCTTCGTCAGCTTGACCAAACTTGTCATAGAACAATGTCTTGTAAGCAGGCATAAAGTACTGGTACAACCCAGAACGTGTTCTGCCGTTCTTATTCTTCTCGTTTTGATTAGAAGCGTCCCATAACATCTTAAAGGATTCTCCTCCGTCCTCCATCTCCTCGACGGTAGTGGTGTATAAGGCTTTGCCAATAATATTCTCTTCCTGCTGGAGACAGAACTGTAAGACTTGATGTCTGTCGTACACGTCAACGTTCTTTGTCTTACCTGCCTCGTCTCCTAAGTATCTGTGGAGCTTCATACCGTCGTAAGCAAACTTATCCGCAGACTTAAATGTAATAGAAGATTCTAGCTCAATCTTTTCTGCAAAAACATCATCATCCTTGCCTCGCTTATTAGTCTTAAAGAAACGAAGCTCTCCTTTAGGAGTCATACCCTTTTCCGTATCGTAAATCGGAACAAAGAAATCGGGTAGGTATTTAAATGGCATCACCACTCCTTTGGCAAATACATTCTCCTTAGCATCCTCAAATGTCTTAGATTGAATACCCGCGTTCTTGTTCTTGCTTCGAGATGTTAATTCAAAAAGGAATGCACCTGCTCTCATAGTCTTTCCTTGTCGGCGCTTAGTGACCTCGACCATTCCTAAGCAGTTAGGGTCTTGTACGCAGTACTCTAAGAACATAAAGAAGTCTCTGTCAGTCATCCTGAAAGAAGGATACCCTACGTCAAGTTTCCAATGCACCAAGTAGAAATAATGTAAGCCTGTTATATAAGTAGCGTGACCGTTGTTGTAGAACCAGAATCCATTAAGACGTCTGTCCCATTCTTGGTTGCGGTATTCTTGCAACTCAGGATTATAATATCCTGGACTTGACTTTTGAGCCGCAATCTCTTTCTTACGTTTTGTTTCGTAGTCTTTAGGCGGCTCGGGTCTCTCCCAGTACTGGTAGTCTTTCTTAACAGAACGAGACATTATCTCGCGCTTCTCCCATTGGTTAGTTATAATATTATAAACATAACCATTTGGCGGGATGTTTACCTTGATACCATTTATCTCGTACTCCTTTCCTTTTAGATGCTTCCTATACATTTGCTATTGCTTCAGGCGTTAGGTTAAGAATCTCACTCTTCTTCTCTTTAGTATCGCCAAAGAGCTTATCTTCGTAGGCATCTATTCTTTTAATGATAGCATCACACTCCTGCATCAACTTGGTTTTAATTTCAAGTGCTTGCAGTTTATCTTTGTCATTTTTAAAATCCTTGATAGGAGTTAATAACTCTTGCTGGTACTGCCACAACACTTCTTCGTTAGCGGCTAATACTGACCACACCTTGGACGATTGATGGCGCAGATAGGAGTTTATATAGCCAAGGATATTATTGTCTCTTAAATCAAAGATATCAGCTGTATCTGTTTTAATACCCGCCATTTCAGCAGCCTCCTCCTTACGCTCCTGTATGTTAGATATCTTTAATCGCAGTGGACTCTTTTGGTCGTATATGAGTGCAACGTAAATAAGGATTGGAATATCCGAACTGGGTGGGTTGCCAAATACCTGTTTGATAATTGGATTTTTAGCAAGGTTGCTATCATAGATAGGTATTGCTAAATCTGAGAAATCTTCTTTATTAAATAATGCCATATCTGTTATGCTCCTACTATATGTTACGTGGTATTGAAACTCGGCGGCGGCGCGGCGCCCCAATTCTTTTTCTTTTTTTATCAATTAAGAGAAGCAAGCTTCTTCTTTTTGTTGCAATATTGGATAGCCTTTAGGCTCCGCAAAATAGTATATATTAATCTTATTTATTATATTATATATTATGTGCCCTTCTAGGGGCAGAGGTATGTCCCCACAGGGGCATAGGGTATGTCCTTCTAGGGACAGAGGGGTATGTCCCTACAGGGGCATAGGGGTAGCTAGTCTTTAGAACATAAAATATCCGCCTGACGCACTGTATAGTACTCTTTTCCCTCGATGGTGTTCTTAAAGTTTGAGTTTTTATTCAAGATTACTAGCGCACCTCGGCTTATTTTTAACTCATCTTCTCCAATTAATGGTCGACCAATGTGAGACAATCGAGCGAACTTAGTTGATGGCTTTTTATTGATACCAATTACTAGTCCAGATGCCGATGTTATAGCTTCAATTTTCTGACCATCAACTTCAACTTGATTGAAATCTTCCTCAACCACCGTTTCACATAAAGTCCAGCCACCAACAGGTAATATATTACCACTCCTAACGACACAAAATATCCAATAATAAGGTACTTTATAATAGTTGCCGTAGATACAGTTCGTTTCATCGGATGTAGTTAAGTAATGAAAGTAAATAATGTCCCCAACCTGCACTTCTTTCTCTATCTCAAAAGACTCCTCGTTGTAAGCCTTTCCTTCTGGCACAGCTATTACGCGACCATAGATTCTAGCATACTGCGTAGGATTAAATTCAGGGTCTATATGAAGCTTTAAATTACCGTATTGGACAGTGTCATCCATTGAAGCACCAACCTCAACCACAACAGTATTTGGTGGCGATTTTTTAATATCGTAAGTAAGCATTAAAATGTTTGTTTGGTTTGTAAAGGTAAAGATAGATAGATAAGGTTACATATCCAATAATTAGTATCATATGCTTCGTCGGTCAGTTTGCTTTAAACGCAGTTTTTGTAGCGTGTAGTTGTTTGTTGAGGGTTATATATATTATACACGAGGTCGTCGCACCAAACGACAAACGACAAATGACAACTGGGTGGGGTCACTTTCCCAAATCCAAATTCCGAAATTCGGGTCAATGTATCTATGTGGTACAATAAACTTTTTCCAATGTATCCCTTCGGTACAATGTTCACTATCATCGGTATTATCTTTCCGATTGTCACCGACCAAGGGAATAAATGCAATAGTGTTGCAAGGAAAGGAAACTATGTAAGGGAATAAATGCCCAAAGGATTAAATCAAGGGCGTGTTTGTCCTAAGGGAATTATCCGCCACACATCGACCCTAAGAAAAAACACCCCATTTTACTAGCATTCGTTTTAAGGGGTCATATCTTTGATTTAAGACATTTTACCCCCTCAAATGTCCATTCTATAAGCCCTGAGGCAGATAATCGATTACACGCAATTTCAGTAATCTATTACCGATTTTATGCGCTATTCCTATAGTATATAAAGGGGAGTTTCTTGATAAAGTGCAAAAACGGTATATTTTCGTTGTATTATTCTAAGAAAATGGGGATTTCGTCGACACATTCTTGGATTTCGTCGCATATCAGACTTATTTTAAATGTCCCCTATTGTAAAACAAAAAGTTTAGTATACCTTTGTAATGTCGAACGAGACAAACGAAAAGAGATAATCTACTAGATTGAAAAATCCCACGAACGCACGAATTGGCTCAGTAGTGGTTAGTTGCAAACCCTAGCATTGGGGAATGTTCTTTGAAATAACGGAATAAGCATTGTGACACCTTCAATGGTGCGACGTTCGAGAGACGCCAATGCGATACACTCGGTGAGATGGGTGTTAATGTAATCAAATGACTAGCCCAAGCGTAAGGGATGTGGCAAGGCTTCGCAAGTCTTCCTAGTCACTAACTTAAATCAAACACATTATGAAAGTATATCACATCGCTGACCAAAACAATCGTACACTAGACCTTTACGAAATGAAATTTTATGAGAACGCTGACCCAACGTATTGCCTAGATAGAGCATACCTTGATGCACTCATATCAGTCAAGAAGAAAGACCACCTAGAACTGCACGTTGTAACCACCATTATGGAGGATGCAGACCTTGAGAATGTAGACTTATTCTAACCTAGCTTGGAGCACGGAGGGTTCGATTCCCTCCTAGGTTCTATTATTCAACTATCCTTGCGGTGTAGGTAACCGCGACAAAATTCTTATGAAATCATTAAACAAAGTAATCGTTTACTTCCTAGGGGAAGAGGCGGCTCAAGACAAGGGCGAACTAATCACCGCCATAGCAATCGCAATCCTTTGCGCTTTTCTTTTACCATTAATGTAATTATTCAACTATCAAAACCTTGCGGTGTATAGGCAACCGCTTCACAAACTTATGGCAACTCAAGCAGAATTAATCGACCAAATCAATAATACAATCATCGAAGGCTTACAGACTAAAGGCTTACAATGGTTTAAACCTTTCAAGGATAGCGTAACCAATCAATGGAACGCTATCAACTCCCAAGGTAAGGCTTACCGCGGTGTTAATCAGTTCATCCTATCAGCTAAGGCAATCGAAAACGGATGGGTAAATAAATGGTTTACTTTCAATCAGGTAAGCAAGTTGGATGCAAGGGTTAACAAGGGCGAAAAGTCCACGGATGTATACCTATGGAAGGTCAACTTCGCGGTAGAAATCGCGGGCAAGATCAATTATTTTGCACGTTTAGAAGATGTACCCGCACACCTACAAAAGCAAGCTAAGAAAGCGTTTTTCCTACAGACTTTCAAGGTGTTTTCTATCTCTCAAACGACTTTGCCCATAGACACTCCCGCGCAACCTATCGAGGTTACAGAACTCGAGGCGGATGCACACGCTGAAGCTATCCTTGAGGCGTGGTGCAAGGAGGTAACACTTAAGCATAGCGGTCAAGGTCGCGCTTACTATTCACCGAGCGGTGACTACATCCATATGCCCGCAAAGACTACCGAGCAATGGAAATCTAACGGGGACTATTACAAGGTATTCTTTCACGAGGCTATACACTCTACGGGTCACGAGTCTAGACTAAATCGCCTTGATAAGACGGCAAACTTTGGCTCTGATGAATATAGTAAGGAGGAATTGGTAGCTGAGTTAGGCGCGCTATATTTAGAGGCTATCACGGGCATTAAGGCAATCGTCGACGATGTCAAAAATTCTCAAGCATACATCAACGGATGGATTAGCAAATTGAAGTCTGACCCTAAGTTAATTATGAGTGCATCTACCAAAGCGCACGAAGCAGTAGAATTAATCCTATCCAAGTAATTTCACTATCACAAACCTTGCGGTGTATAGGCAACCGCTAACTATCATGAAATCACAATTCGAACAATCAGTTGAGCAAGCTAGATTAGGCGCTCTACGGACACCAAGTGTATCTTCAGCAAATGGTAAGATAGACTATTTCGCATATCAGTTAGCGGTGCACAAGTTTAACCTAAGCATAATGGCTTCAGGGATGACTTGTAGAGGTATCAAGTTTACGGACATCAAAAAATACTACGGACTGAAAGGTCGTTCGGCAAAGGATTGTCTACCTGAGTTTGTAGCCATATTTGATTCTTATAAAGAGTCATTGAATAACTAACAACAATAACCTTTCGGTGCATAGGTCAACCGATAACTATTATGACACACGCGGAAGATATTTGGAACTGCTACGAATGTGGCAATCCACAAGGCAGACACGACCTTTGGTTTGAAGGGGATTTATGTGAAAAATGCAACATTGAAACTCCAATACTTGATAGGAAAAATAATACTCTTGTACAAGGTGATTTGGTTTTACTAAGAGATGCAAATAATGTATTAGATGACTTTAATAGTGGGGATATTATGCAATACATAGGAGGTGACGATGATAATATAGGTTATTTCATTCACTGCAAAACAAAGATAAGGGTTGGAATTTTTGCAGATAGAACAATCAAAATAAATAAGCAATCAATTAAAATTTAATCTTATGAATGTCAGAGAAATCTTAGAAACCAACAATGAGTTGCGCTCACGCTATGCAAGTGCAATCAGAGACTTTTGCAAGGAGCGTATGTATGCCAAGTCAGGCGATAAAGAAGCACCCGCTATCAGAAATATTATGGACATATTCTTTTGGATGGGTGAGATATCCGAGAAGCAAATGGATTGGGTAGTACGCTATGCCACTAAGAATCAAATCACCGTGGTAACAACAAATTCCACGAGCAACATTTTAACCGAGCAATAATGAGCACTAACACACCTTACGAGAAGTACAATTATGACTTCTTTATGTTCAGTAGAATAGCTACAAGAGCATACCTTACACGCACCGAAGAGGCGGAACACCTAGACATCTTTGTGCAATTAATCGACCTATACGAAGACTTTGTAAAGTCAGATTTCAATGATGTAGATGAGACATTAGAGAGTTGTATGGAACAATATGTAGCTAACTTAATAGACTAAACTTATGAGAGCGAACGAACTATTGACTTATCTATTAGAATTAGATAAGGCTCACGATTTATCCAAGGTAGAAATGTTCTATCGTACTGACAGAGACTCAAACGAAGAGCGTGTATGGCACGTCGAAGAGGATTTATACGACGAAGAAAATAACTCAGAATTAATATCAATAATGTTTTTAAACGACGATTCAGAAATATAATATGAAGACTATAGCAATTAAATGGAGTACGGACGATGTGCTAATGCGCGCGGATGATATGGGTCTACCAATATCAGAAGAAGCGGGTGATGAAATACTAGAAAATGTATATAGACATCACGATGCCGAGGTCGGTATAAATTGGGGAGTAATAGACTTTCACATTGAGAATTATTTAGAAAACTTAAATCAATAGCCATGACCAAGCACGAAGCAACCAAAGACCTAGCAGATAGATTGCTAGAAGAATTACGCACAAAATTAGCGGACAGAATGTACACGTCCGATGGCGGAACTAATGGAGAGTTCTACGAAGAATTTACTTTAATAGATGACATTCAAGCGCTTATCAGCGCATTAGACTAAACACATATGAATCACGAAGACTTAGCCCACCTAATGTGGCTACTAAACAACAACAAGTAATGGGAAACCAAAGAGAAAAAATTATCAACGCGATATCAGATTGTCGTGTTGAAGACATCTCCGTAAGAGAGATGGAACACTTTGCAAAGTTGTACACGGACGACCTAGTCGACGTGTTGATTAACGAATTATACGAGAAACATCAAGCCCTAGAAGACAATATCTCCAAGGCTAATGTAGAGAACCTTAAACTATTACAAATCATAGCAAATGGCAACACACTTCAACGTGATAATTAATCCTTTCAAGCAGAGGATGTGTGTGTACGCTCGTGTCAACAAGGTTGAATGCGAGACTCTAATAGATTATCTAGAACTAGACGAATGGCATTCATTTGATTTTAATGGTAGGTTGTATGACCTACATCTATTATATGAGGAGGACGTATCGGTTAGTATATATGACGCTACTGATGGTCATCCTTCAGACTATAACGCGCCTTGCGTTGTTAAACTAACTATCCGAACTAAAGATGAATTCTAAGAACACCTATGCCGACCTAATAGAGGTCGTTATAATTATTGCATCAATATGTTTTGCTTATTATTTAATCGTTTTATAAAACCAAACAAAGGAATGAAAAATCAAGAAAAAATTGAGTTCAATCAAGAATTGTACAATACAGGATTGTACGATGCCTACATTAATATAACTAACAATCCGCAAACAGAACCTTTTGAGATAACATCTATCAGAAATGGTATGGCAATTGGATGGGTTGGTAATATTGCTACTAGTACAAGTATCGATAAAGTTCATCTATTTAAACGCCCGCGCAAGGTATGGGTTCATATTATCGAATCACCCGATGGCGTACTAACGTCTCGCGTTACTGATTATCAAGAGGTAACTACCTACAAGGGAAACACAATCGTTAAACAAATCGAGGTAGAGATATGAAAAAGTTATCAGGAGAGTTAATCGTAATTCTTGTTGGCGTGTTTTGTTTATTAGGTGTGGCAATCACATTGTATTTATCAAGACCAACAAGTAAGTACATAATTAAGACCGAGTTTAGCACCTATTGTGCAAATACCTTTAGGGTTTATGGTCACGGAGTAACTTTCACATCAGTTGATGGGAAGGTAGTAGTAACACAAGGAAATTTTGAAATAATTTTAAACAAACAATAAGATGAGAAAAGTAGTAGGAACATATTTGACAGAATCAGGTGCAAGAAAAGAAATCTATGAGGTATTTAACCCTAACGTAAATACAAGTAAGTTAATTCAGGGAGCGAGATATCTTGTAGAGTATCGACTAATGAACAAATTGGTCTCTGATTTTGGTGTATTCCTTGAGGGAACGCCTGACTTTAGAACGCTAATCTTTACGCATCCAAAAGAGATGTTTAGGACTATTGGTATTCCGACAATGAATATAAATAATCTTACATTAGTTGACTAATTAAAACTAATGTTGTACATTTGAATCGTACAATCGGATGAGGTGAAGTTGCGGTCATCTCATTCGGTATTCAAGGCAACTTGAACCGCCCCCTTACCTGCGCAACAAGGTTTGGGGGTTTATTTTTGTGCTTATGAACATACAACCTGTCAACGATGAACTAGAGATAATGTGTCATCGAGCGGTACTTAACCTGCGCAAAGTTAACCTTGAGCAAGATATAAAAGATTACTCTGCTCTATTCAAATATGCGAGACCTGAAATGGAAGCATTCAAGAAGTTAGTAGATATTGTTCAGGATATGGTAAATGATTTGAACGAAGTAAATGAGAAGTTAAGAAGAGCAATATGAATTTTATAACAATCCCATATGATTTATTGGCGCGAACAGATTTGACCGCATCAGAAAAAAATCTGATGGGATTAATTCATAGTTTGTCGGCTAAGGAAGGCTACTGCTTTGCTAGTAATGCTTACTTGGGGAATGCACTTGGGATAGGAGTATCAGGTATTAGAAAGTGTATATACAAGCTAGAATCAATGAATCTTATAAATTCGGTAATAAAAAGAAAGGCTAATAATGAGATAGAATCTAGGGAGATTAGACTTACATACCCTATGTCCCTACAGGGACATACCCCTATGTCCGTAGAAGGGCATACCTCTGTCCCTACAGGGGCACATAATAAAGAATATAATAAAAAAGAAAATAATAACTCTATTGAGCGCTTTGAAGATTTTTGGAATATCTATAATAAGAAGGTAGGTAAGGATAAGACTAAGGCTAAATGGATTAAGTTAAAAGAGAAAGAGATAGATGCTATATTTTTAGCGCTACCTAATTACATAGCTACTAGAGAAGTGAAGTATAGGAAAGACCCTGAGCGATACCTTAGTCATAGAGTATGGGAGGATGAGATACCAAACACTACGCTAACGACAACTCCAATAGCAACAACTAAGATTACGGAAATCATAATACCAGACAACTTTTAACAATGGCACACACACACGATAAGTTACTAGAAGAAGACGTAATAGCTTACCTATTAGATAAACCACACCTAGTTAAGGACGCGGTTAAAATAATAGGGGAGGATGCGTTTACTTACGACCTCCACAGGACGGCATATTTGGCGATGAGAGAGTTTTATTTAAGTAATAAGGCGTACACTCGTTTTGATATTTTTAAGCCCATCAGCGATAGTTCTCGGTTCTTAACAGACGAACCGCCTAAGCTATTAACAATGACTCCAAAGACAACGATTGAGTTGACTTCAGCGTGTCAAGAATTAAAGGCATTAGAACAGAAAAGAATCTATCAGTCTATAGCTAATGAGATAGATAAGGCAATAACCCACGGCGAGGATGTATCTGTTATTCAGAGCATCATCGAACAGGGTGTATCATTTGTAGAGACAAGTTCAGTTAGTTCTGAAATCTTTTCCCTTGGCGAAGTTTACGACAACGTGATGGATAAGCTAGAAGCTAACGCTGGCAATGTAAAGTTTTCGGGAATAGACACAGGCTCACGGAAGTTAAACTATGCACTAGGTGGATGGCAAGAGGGGATGATTGTTGTAGCGGCACGTCCCTCTATGGGAAAGACTATCGTTGGATTAGACTTCGCCAAAGCCTCCGCTAAGGCAGGTAAGCGTGTCTTGTTTCTTTCTTTGGAGATGCCGAAGGAATCGCTGATGTATCGCTACATTTCATCTGAAGCACCCGACTATAAGTACTCGGACATCAAGGCTAATCGAATCACCCAAGATGACGTAGCTAAGATTAGATTATCTAATGCTAGAGAACTTAAGAGATTACCTATATTCTTTTACGACTCAGACAATCGAGACATCAACTACCTATCAATGGTGTTGACATCAGAGTGTCGCAAGAATAGAATAGATATTGTGGTGATAGATTATATGCAGTTGATTCGAGACAATCAGATGCGCGGGCAGGATGACTTTACTCAGGTATCATCTGTGTCCAATAAGATACAGAAGTTAACTAGGAAGTTGAACATTCCAATCATTTGCCTAAGTCAACTATCTCGTGGTGCTGAGGGTAGAAGCGACAAGCGTCCTCAGTTATCTGATATCAGAAGTTCGGGGAATATCGAGCAGGATGCATCTGTTGTTATTGGATTGTATAGACCATACTACTATGCTCAAGCGGATGCGCGCGCCAACAACTTACCCGTTCCTGATATAGACTACACGCTAGAGTTTATATTACTAAAGAATAGAGATGGTATGACAGGCGGTGTGGTTAGGTATTGTGATGTGACTACTAATAGAATTATGGATGAAGAGGATGAATTGTTTAGGTTCACGGTACAAGAGCCTGCCTACAAGAACTCTGTATTATCTAAGATGGAAGTTGACTTTGATAACGATGTAAAAATAGCCCCTTTTTAATATGGCATTAATACCAATTAAAACTAAAGAAGACAAACTTAGTATTGTTGAATTCTACAGAAAATGCATTAAAAACATTAAAGATGAAAGGGAAAGATTAAAAGGTGATGATTCAAATCACGGGTTGCATAGAAGATTGCACCTTGATACTAAAATTATAGCTACTAATAGACAATTCAACTTTTTTAATAGCAATAAAGTTGACACTCTTTTAGATAAAGGATTTGACCTTAAATTTAATGGCGCTATACTAAAGATTGATACTAAAAATCAATTTTGGGGAGAATTTAATTATTACCCTAAATGCGGTAAATTATATGCTAAAAATTGGAAGAAGTGGTACGAAAACTCTTGGTCTTGGATAGATAAAAAACTAATAAATAACGATAAAATATGAACATATACCAAGAACTCAAGAAGTTTTCCCACATCAAGTACTATGATGAACCTCATAAGTATTTTATAGGAAAGCAAGAGTTAGTATCAGGTACGGGATTCCTTAAGCTATTTAAGCCTGAGTTTAATGCCAAGGTAATGGCTGAAAAGTCAGCTAAAAAGCTAGGCGTTCCTGTAGAGGATGTCCTTGCCGACTGGGAATACAAACGAGAGTTCGCTGGTATGAAGGGCACTCTAGTCCACAACTTTGCTGAGAACTATTGGTTCAATAAGATATTCCCATACAACTCGCAAGTCGTTATAGATAAATTCGGAGAAGACCATATCAAAGAACGATATGATAGATGCGTGGAAATGTTTCTTGACTTTTATCGCGACGCCTCCCCTGCCCTAACACCTATTACAATGGAGTTAGTTATTGGGGATGCTGAACTTGGGGTAGGAGGGATGGTGGATTGTCTATTTTATAATGAGAAACTTAAGGAGTTTCAGATATGGGATTACAAGACCAACAAGCAGATACGAATGAAGTCCGAGTATCGAAAACGTTTCAAAGCACCTATCTCTTTCATAGAGGAATGTGAGTTCGAGGCGTATTCGCTTCAGTTAAACCTATACAAGTATATCATTGAGAAGAATACCAACATAAAGATTGGTAGATTGTATTTGGTATGGTTGTTTGAGGAGAATGAATCGTATCAGGTAATTGAATGTAAAGATTATCAATCAACTATTGAGTTAATGTTTAAAAATTATAAACCAACCAAACAATGAAAGACGTACTAGAAGACACACTAGAAGACATCCTTGAGGAAGTTAAGATTTCCTTACGAGGAGCGTATCATCGTGGCTATGTTCACGGCGAAAAAGGACAGGCTCTGATTAATTCAAAGCTATCAAACCCAAATTTAATCCTTGGGGATTTCATTAAGTTCATTAAAAACTATAAGATGACAATGCTTGACGGAGAAATTCGTTTCTCTAACAACAACTACGTTTATATGGATGAGAATATCATAAACCTTTTCTTACTCAAGTACGACTACGACAATGACTAGGACTAAAACACAACTTATTAATAAAACTAAAAAGCATATTGCTTCGTTAGGGTACTTGTATTATATGGTTCCTGATGCAGGAAGCCTAATGCTTTTAAAGGAAAATGATACCTATCATTACCTTATGATTATCTTTACAGGACGTAATAGAACGTGGGAGCATGAACGGCGTCATTTTAGTATTGCTGAAATAGAAGTTGAAACATTCAATGATGTTGAGAAAGGCATCGCTAAATATTTGGGAAATGGACATAACTAAATGCTCGGGCAAAGATTGTCCACACAAAGAGAAATGCTATCGGTTTACCGCTAAAGCAGATGAATATCAGGCGTACTTCTTGATACCACCTGTCGACAAAGATGGTAAATGCGACCATTACTGGGGAGAAAAGTCAGAGTCTATTTGGAAACAATTAAAAGATATTATAAAAATAAAATAAATGCCATACTTAAATCATAACATCCCCACACTAACTTGTTTCATCCGCAATGAGTTCTTGTTCAACCACACTAAAGGTCACGGAGAATACACGCTATGCGATGTACACTCAGTAGCATCTATAGAGAAAAGAATTCCTTTGTTTGAAGCATTCCTTGAGAACGGAGTTAACTGGACACGTCGACCTATCCACGCATTCTGCTGGAGAAAAGATGCTGAAGAGTTACCGCTTACAGAGTATATGTACTGGGACTGCTTTAGCTCATACGTAGATGTTCAAGTTAGGGCAAGGATGTCGGGATTAAAAGCAGATTTAATATCTATATCAGGCGTCAAAAGGCAAGGTACTTATTTGTTTACGCTAGACTGGGCATTTGAGAACAAGGGTATGTTAGACACTAACTTCTCAGAGACACCTGAGCACAAGTGTGGTCATGTATTCAAGATGGACAATGGCAATTATTTTATCTACCCAAACAATAGAATCATTTGGATGGATAACGCTTGGACTTATAATCGCATTGATAAGAACCCAGGCTATCAGATTGATATGTCAGTTTACTCAATCGAGAACAAGACAAACTACCAAACAGATTATAGTTATGTAACTGAATTTAAAGAAGAGGGATAATGAAACTATATACAGAAGAACAAGTAAGAGAACTTGTAAGAAAAACATATTGTGGAGATTTCTATGATAATGATACACCTGATGATTTGGTAAATGAATTAACACCTATTGAACTACCAAGTGATGATGATATTTGTGATGAAGCAGAAAGTATTGCTCATAATTATTTTGTAATGCAACGCAATCATTATCAGGGATTAGAAGAAGGTGCTAAAAGAATGGCATATTGGTTAATGAAAAACTTTGAACAAAAAGACAATGGAAAATAAACAAACAGCAGTAGAATGGTTAATTGAAGAATTGGGAGAATATTTTCCACACGAAATTGGAGGTATTCATTTAATGGTTGAACAAGCCAAACAAATGGAGAAAGAGCAGATAAAAGATGCTTATTCTAATGGTGTTGTTAGACATCTACATAGTAAAACTATATTATCAGAAGAATACTACAACGAAACTTATGAAAAATAAACAAACACCAATTGATTACATAGAGGATAATTTGTTTTATCCAATACAACTTAATCAATTAAAAAGAGTATTAAACGAAGCACAACAACTGTTTAAAGAGCAGATAAAAGATGCTTGGGAAGATGGATTTATGTCATCAGCAGAAGGTTGGAATGGGGAAATACCTCCCGAATGTTATAATGAAGTTTTAGATACAGAAGAATATTACAACGAAACTTATGGCAAATAAAACAGCAATGCAACAAATGTTGGAATGGACAAGGAAAACATTCCCAATGGATTTAGATATACCAAGAATGATTGAAGATAAGATTGAATCATTACTAAAGGTAGAAGAGGAAGAACATAGGAAGATTGCAAGCAAGGCAAGGGAAGAGGGATGGAAAGAGGGTAAGTATGGCGTTTCAAGGTGGTAATAAATAATAAAACTTATGGAAAAATTAAATAGAGGGGAAAAGATTTTTCTTGATTCAGAAAACAAAAAAGAATCATTCGTAAATGATTACTTGGAATGCAGGGATGGATTTGTTGAAGTTTACGAATACACAGACCAATCTGGATATGGTTCGAGAACAAGATTGTTTTTGTGTAAAAATACAAAACACGAATCAGTAAGTATTATTCGGCAAATCTGGAGTGATTATAATAAGGAATGGATTGAGGAATATATGGTCTTTGACACAGATTCTTTCTTATTCCTTGAAGCATTGGTTAATGGCAAAAAAGACGAATACTGCGGAACATATTCGCTTGTAAGAGATTACTAAAAATTTAAACAATAAGATAATGGAAACCAAACAAATTACATTTAAAGAAGCATTAAAGATTCTTGATATCGAGGACTATGAAGAAAGAATATTCGGAAGCAACTCTCGTGGAGAATTATACCACCTACAAGATTACATCAATTTAGCTAAATTTTTTAAAGACTATCCGACAGCAGTGCCCGTATTTAAAAAACACTTCGAAGAAACAGTGGAAGATGCATACAAGAACTGGGAAAGACCCCAATCCGTATTTCAACATTTAAAAGAAATGTTATAAACAATAATACTATGCAAAATAAATCAATCTTTTTGTACCCGTATGTGTTCTGGAGGAACGCATATGAAGACCTATGGTACGCTATCCCTCGCGAACATTATAGCGATTTTTGGAACGGCAACAAAAACGTCGCTATGAAGGCGCGTTATATGGAAGACTTAGTTAAACAATTAACCTACGACGAAGATGAAGAAGATTAAATTAATGCACTACAAGTCAGCTGATGGAAACGAGGTTTGTGTCGTTGATTATAACGAACTTAAAGTAAACTATTATGACAAAGCAGGAAACTACCGCTACCGATTGCTTGGAGCGGTCAACGACAGAATTGAAGCTAACCTGTCCTATAACGGATGGATTAAAACGAACGCCGCCACTATCAACAAATTCAGAGATGGAGTTCAAACGTTATAACTTTCGCAGAGTTAGGGGTTACTACCTTAAACTCTGGGGAATCATATACCGCGCAGAAAAATATCAGGATGTTCCTAGAGAGTTGCGCTATAATATTGTCCCCCATATTAGATTATTTGAGTGGTATTTTTATAAGGTAGATGTAAGATGGCAGACGATGCAAAGGATAAAAACTATGAAAAAGCCATTCAATGGGCTACAGAATATCTTGAAAAGAATACTGAGCCGAAAGAAGTAAGGTATAAGCAAGGAATTGTTTGCCATAGTGACATTGATATGGTTAGAACCAATCTTGGTAGATTGATTCACTCCAAAGGTCGTGCACAACAGGCGGCTTATAGAGCAATAAGGGAATTTAAGATTTATTTGTCTCAAAATTTGACTTAACAAAAACGTTTACCTATCTTTGAATAAGGTTTAAGGACAGTTAGTCACCATATTACCGAAATCGTAAAGTCTCAGCGTGAGTAGGGAGGAGAGCAAACGTAGTTATCTGAGTTGGTGTGAGGATAACTATTGACAGCTGGAAAGACAGCAATTTTATAGACAATAGGCGGGGCAGGAACACGCACTGAAAGTATGCAAATCAGAATTAAGCAGGATGAGCTGTCGCATACAACTGAAGGCTCACATTTTCACAGGTTCGAATCCTGTATTGTCTACTAGATTTAAAATATGATAAAGAAAATAATACTAGACCGTATGAATAATATGCGGGCTAAACTCAAAGAAGCAAACCACGAGAAGCTAACTAAGTATGTCAGCGAAGAACGTTGCGACGAATACAAGACTCGAATAGATGAACTGCAATGGCTACTTAAGAAAGTAAGTGTGGCTGAAAAGAATAAGTCTGTTGTATCAGATAAAGAGCAGTTGACTGAAGACATTGTTAACGAAGTTATTGGACGCTTATCCTCAAAGATGTAATATGCTAGATAAAATATTAGAATACTTTAACGACGAGACTACTTTTATTAAGGCAGATGGATTTGATGATGCTATCATTGGATTAGAACAACAGCAAATGAAGCTAGTTTACTCTGTACCTATGTGTATTGATGTGCTAGTAAAAGAAGGTATGTCCGTAGATGACGCTATAGACTACTTTGAATTTAATGTACGAGGTAGTCTGACATTTGATTCCCCCTTGTTTGTTGACACCGACTGGGACTAATGCCTAAAATAGATTTCCACAGAACAGACTGCAGAGAGTGTCACAATCCTCACGAGTTAAGACTTGTCCGTAGACATCTTGATAGAACATTCCGTTGTGAAAAGTGTGGGTATCCGCATCTAGTTGAGATGACTTCTAATGGATTCTTTCATCTTCATAAACGAAATGAACGAAACAAAATTTACCTGCGAAAGAAGGAGATGTGGGATAATGAGGCTTACTTAAACGAGTTAATTAAGAAGAAAATAAAACGATTCTCAGGCAAGTACAACAAAGACCTGCTAGAAAAGTTCTACAAAGAAGGTAAGTGGCTCTGGGTTTTGAAAGCTCGCAAGATGTTTGTCGAGGAGGCACATATGCTAGGAATATCCGCTTGGAATATCTTTAAGTTCTTTAGAAACAACGGCGGAATAATTGACTTAAGAACGATACAATCATACATAAACCAAACAACAACGTGAAAAAGAAAAGAGCCTTGGATGACCAAGAAATTCGGGATATGATTTGCTACTACGCAAAGTGTCAATCCCTAAGAGATTTTATAGATGAGAAAGTAGCTCCATCTAATTTCCATTACCACAGGATAAAGCAATATACTAATTTGCTAGTCAAAGAATTAGAAGCACAAGTTGATGCGCTGATTAAGGCGGGCGATGCCAACGATTCAATATCAGTAGTTGAGCAGTTTGTAGACGCATCTCAGCAGGCAGACTATCTATTTGAAATAGCACTAAAACTAGAATTACTAGAAGAGGATAAAAAAATAGAATGTGCAACCAAAGTATCAGCAATTTTTAAAGAATATGGAGTTGAAAAATAGTGAAGTAGAGCAGACCACTACGTTTACAGATAGTGTAGTATTCGAAATAATCAAAGAGTTTGGCGAAAGAGCTGAGAAAGGTTACAATAAGTATGGCACAGATATGGACAGAACAGACCTATCCGTAGCTGACTGGGCACAGCACCTAAGAGAAGAGTTAATGGATGGTCTAGTGTACCTTACAAGACTAAAGAAAGATATTATTAAGTTAGAAGAAGAGTTGCAAGCGCACCGTAATGACACTAAGTCAGAATCTGAAGTAAAATTCTACGATGGCGCGGAATTTGTTACATATAAGTACGTTACCCAACCAAACAAGAAATAGTTGTTTATTTGATTTTCATAAGTGTGTGCGAAAAGGTAGCCTGTTATACGGGCTATCTTTTTTTGTAAACTATTTGTTTTATAAAAATCAATAACGTATCTTTGTTAAAGAAATCAATCAAACAATGAGAAAAACACGCTACAGCGATGTAGTCAGCAAGGCTGAGGTACTCGCAAACGACCCCAACAGTTACACCAGAAGAGGTGCACTTAAGTCAAAAGTTGAACGCAGATTAAGTAGGATGACTACTAGGATAGTATTCCTTACACAGTTCGAACAACCAGAAGAAATTATTAATTATTAAACCAAACAAATAAAAATATGGCACGTTCAGATGCTTACGCTACAACAGCACAATCCCCAGTTAAGAAGTACCTTTCTTGGTCTTCTAACGAAAAATGTTTCACTTATTGGGATAAGGAAGCAAAGGAGAATAAGAAACTCCAGTTACCTGTGAAGTTTATTCACTACGACGAGATGGCTACCATCAAAGGATGGCACGACGCGTCTGGGTCAGGTATTTACTCTAACGAAGTTAAGTCTACAAAGACTGAACCACTTACGGTTCGCGCGTTCAAGGGAGGCGAAATTGCCACGGGCTTATACCAAGACATCAAAGGAAAAGTTAATGCATCAGGTGGCGATTATTACGTTAGCTTGTACGCTGAATTGGGTGGAGAGGTTGTCAACTTTACATTCAAGGGAGCGGCTTTAATGAAATGGTCTGAGTTCTCAAAAGAGAATCGCAAACAGTTTTTAGGAAACTACATCAATGTTCTTTCTGCATCTGATGAGAAGAAAGGTTCTGTTAAGTACAGCGTTCCTGTGTTCACTATTGGCAATAACATTGATGCTTCAACAAGTGATTTGTCTGACAAGAACTATGATGAATTAGTTGCTTACTTTAAAGCGCGCAAGGCTAACTCAGCGGCGGCTTCTGAAGAGGTTCAGAGTCACACTGCTGAATCTATATTTGCGCCAGTACAAGAGTCTTCTATTCCAGTATTTGACGAACCATCTGATTCATCAGAGTTACCATTTTAAGATGAACGAACTAGCAACATTAAAGTCTAGTACAATTGTCTCCGCAAACAAAGAAGAAATGACAAACATTGTGAGCCGATATCTTGAGGATATGGCTTACGATGGCGGAGAACCTCTAAAAGACCTAGCATTATGTAGAAAGTACATATTCTTGCTAGAGGAGTTAGAGAAGGGTCTTAAAGACTTTGCAATTAAGGAACTAGAAGCATACGACAGAAATGAAACTGACGTACTAGGTACAACCGTTAAGTCGGTAGAGGCTGGAGTTAAGTGGGATTTCTCAGAGTCAAAAGCGTGGGCAGAACAAAAATCTCGCGTAGATGCTGAGGCAAAAAAACTCAAGGAAATCGAAGCATTTGCTAAGAGTATTAAGTCTAAGACCACAACCGTAAATCAAGATACAGGTGAGATGTTAGAATACTATCCACCTGTTAAGACTAGTTCAACTTCAATAAGAGTAACCCTATCATAATGGAAAATAGAACATTCAATCAGGTGTGGGATAATATTGGAGCACAGCTCTATGACTTACACCGCCAAAAGATAGACTCAGCTAAAGCTAAGTTTGCCAAAGAAAAAAAAGATGATAAACATAATAAAAGAGATTAGGACTGAATTAGGAATGACTCAGGCAGTATTTGCAAAAGAGGCGGGATTCAATACCGTCCAACAAATATCAGGACTAGAGAATAACCAACGTGGCATAGGATTTAATCTCCTAGGTAAGATGGTTAGAAATCTGTCCGCTAATGGTCATCCAATCAATCTTGACGTCAACCTGACAGTTGGAGACAAGACACTAAGAATCCACTAATGGTAATAGACGAAGAGATTGCAACAATCAATATTGAATGGGAAGGGGTTGACCTGTCTCTTAACAAATGGTACGCGAATAGACATTGGTCATTCCGTAACAAAGAGAAAGAGTTTTGGGCTAACCTCTTCCTTAAGTTGCTTCCTAAGCGCACAAAAAAGATAGACAAGTATGTTATCACAATGTACTTCAATAGTCGCTTAGACGCCAGCAATACCGTGCCTATGATTAAGATTCTAGAGGATACTATGAAGAAGGCTCACTACATTATAGATGACTCTAAAAAATTCTGTAAAGGTATTCAAATTTATCCAGATGAAAACTTAGGTAAGAAACACTATAAGTTAACAGTTCACATCCTATCTTATGCAACCAAAGAAACTAAAGCTTATCGCGCCTGATACTTATCAAGAGAAGTTGGCGGATATGTTTTCAAAAGAAGTATTTAATACTAACATTGAGAAGTACGCTGAGCGCAATCAGTCAGATGTAAAGAAGATTATCTCTGACATTTATATAGGAAAGATGGCTGAGTATGCTGTGTGGAATTATCTACAACGAGATGGCAAAGATGCTACGTTTCCTGATATTGCAATCTATCCTGCTAAGAAGAAATCTTACGACGCAGATATTACCTGCGGTGATATTAAAATACACGTCAAGTCTTGCGTTGCAATGGGAGTATATCCTATCAGTTGGATATTCCAACCTAATGACCCTGTGACAATTAATCCATCAAACAAAGACTTCCTAGCGCTTGTTTCTATCGAGGCAGATAATTCCTTTAACGCGTACTTTATTAAGGCTGTAGATGTATTAGAAATATACGAGAAGCCTAAGAAAGAAGGATTAGATAAAAAAGTTATTTACGAATCAACCTTACTACAATGACAGCAGTATTAATTATTATTTTATGCTTATCTATATTAGGAGTTATTGTCTATAACTGGGTACAAAATATAGAGTATATGCAAAAGAATCATCCTGATTATAAAGGGGAAGATTTCTTAGGGGAAGATGTAGATACAAAGTAATTACTTCTTTCCTCCGCGCGCACGTCTGTCGCCTGCAGTATCTGTCTTAGATGCTCTGTTAACAGATGCTTTCTTCATTACAATACCTCTCTTAGTGTGAGATGCGTCTAAGCCATCTCCGTTACCATAAGTTCCCCTATCGCGGTTAACCTTAACCAACCCTGCCCGCTTAGCGCGTTGTTCTGGTTTAGCGTTATGCTGTTTATCGTATGCTAATTTCTTAGCGTAACTCTCTGGATTTTTCTTGTAGTACTCAGCTGATTTCTTCATCACGCTCAACATTATGTTTTGAAGCCACTAAGTTACACATTTTTATGAAGTAATCCTGAGAGTAGGTGTACTTCATATAGTTAACGTCTTTGTGGACTATCTGTATATTCTCGCGCACATATCCTACTGCATTGTCAACTCTGTCCAAAGATGCAGTGTCATTAAATGCAATTGGGACACCAGACAAGGCGCAGACTTTATCTTGCGCGATGTAGATGTCCCAAATTTCCTCTATTGTAATTGTAAACTCGTAACCCCTTTGTGTTGCCCTTCTAACCTTTCCATTATACCAAGCGGTAGGGATTGATTCGAAGTAATTATTAAGCCCTCTTCCTTGATTAGAACAAGACCTACAAGGTATATTTTTCTTTACTGACCTATTCCTTTCAGACACCTCTTTATATGCCAGTTCTTTTTGGCACATTGGACAGAGGCGTGTATGAGGCTTTTCGTTTACCAAGCTACAGGACCTTCTTTTTGTATTTTATTCAAGTAGTCTGTTAGCATCTTCTCTTTCGCTTTCCCTGTTACGGAATCTGGAATCTTACTTTTAAATTCCATCATACGTTCTTTTATATATAAAGCCCTATCTAATTTTTCACCTCCTACATTATGACCAAGTAAAAACCTCCTATATGTATCCTCTTCTGTTTCATATTTCCCTGTAAGATAGTTAACCTCTTTAGTGCCATATTTGCCTTTTAGTAATGCTTTGTAAGGATTATTTGCGTCTCCCTCAAGGTCTGTTGTAGTTGTTTTTACTCCCGAAAGATTAAGTTTCTTAGTAGGTTTCCCTCCTTGTGCTTGCTGATTTCCTTCATTTAAAAAAGCTGGAACTTCTCCTGGAGGAGTATAAACGCCGCCTTCTTCCATTAATTTCAAATAGTCTAAAACATTCTGAGGCGTTTTCCCTGGTTTGCCTTTAGCCGCAGCTTGCAAGTATTGTGCTTCAGCTGGAGCTGCCGCAACTGGTTGCATTGCCTGAGCCTGCGATTGTGGTGACATTCCAATCATAGAAGTCTGCGATACAGCTGTTTGAGCCTTAACTGGGTCAGGGTCTACCCTGCTCATTAATAAATCTGATAAATTAGATAACATAATTATGAACCTTTAACCCATTTCTTAGATGGGGATGCTGTTTTACTTGGTGACCATTTAACTTTATTTGCCCAATAGGCTGCACTCATTTTTCCTTTAGCAATGTTCTTTGCGTGACGAGATTTAAACGCCTCACGTTGACCAACGGTTTGATTAGTTCTAACCCCAGCCTGACCAAAGCGAATAAGCTTTAAACGGTCTCCTTCTTTAGCTAAGACAATATGAGACTTACCGTTATGAGTATCTCTCTTAGGCTTATTAACACCTGAGAGACCGTACTTTTCTAGCTTATTCTTTATTGAATCGTTAATCATTTCTTCTTAGCTGTTTTAGCGGCTTGCTTGAATTGCTTAGCTGTTGGAGCACCTTTGCTTCCAACCTTTCTCATTTTTTCTCCAGAACCAGCTTCAATTCGTTCCCGCTTAGCGTGAATATTAGCGTATAACCCATTTTTCATTTTACTTCTTTTTCGATGCAAGATACTTAAAATAATTCACTTGTTTTTCACGTTTTTCTATACCTGCCTTAGTCTTAGCAGTTCCTAGGTTGCGTCCAGTAGTTTTGGAGACTAACTTGTAGCCTCCTTTTATTTTCTTTATCATCTTATTTAATTGTTTTTAAGTACAAATCTTCTGCGTCGTATGCTTCTTTTTTAGACGTTCCATAGTCAATCATTCCATCAATAACTTCTCTTGCCTTAGTTGCATCCTTTTCAAACATATACTTCAACAACTTAGCTTTACCTTCAGCTCCTGGAGTAAAATGAAGGATTCTAACCTCATTAGCAATATTCTCTTTAATAAATGAGCGATTATATTCATTCTTATCTATTAAGTCAGCTTTGCGGTCAATTCTTTCCATTAAGATATCATTATCAAAGAACCCTTTTTCTTTAGCAAACGCATCTACATTATTAAAGAAATTATTAGGGTCAGTCTTATAAAGTTCCTTTAGCTTGACATCGATATTTCTCTCAATGTCATTGTACTTCATAGCCTCCTCTTTACTTTTCTTGTATAGCTCCTCATTCTTCCTAAACTCTGTCTTTTCTGAATCAGTGTATGAAGCAAATCTCTTAGTGACTGATTTAATTATTTTACTTGCATCTCCTATTGCATAATCTCCTCTTTGTGATTGGCTTTCAGCTGGGACAATTGTATTTGCTGCACTAGATAATACACCATAAGCAATCGCAACGAATCCATTCGTAGCAGGTGATGTAATAAATGTTTCAGCAACCGCTTGCATCTTAGCTGGCGATATTTGATTATTTGATGAATTATCAGCCATAGATTTAGCAATAGCCTTGTAGAAATAAGCTACATTCTTGTCATTCATTCCTCTCATATAAGGAGATAAGCTCTCATCAGCTACGCTAATAACATCCTTTCCCCTAAATGCATCATAGCCATATGCTTTTATTGCTGCATTAAATAATGTGTGCTTTGTTACAATTTTTGCTGCAGAACTAGTTATACCGTCTAATGATGTAACATTAGGAATTGGTATAGGCGAAGAGATATTAATCAATTCAAAGAATCTATCTGCAGAACCCTGAGCTGTTATTTCTTTTTGTTCTTTGCCTTGTAAGTATCTCATTGTCATCTCAGCAAATGTTCTTGTAACCCCCATAAATGGAACTAAAGAAGGGTTATTTTTTACAGTAGCTACAACCTGAATAGGTTTCCCATTGCCATCTTTTATTGCTAAGTCGTGAGAGTATAAAAATGAATATAAATCCTTAGTGTACTCATCTAAGTCGTCATAAGCCTCTCCCATTATAGCCATCAAAGCAATAGTCCCTGCAAATTTACCAATAGCAAGTTGAGATAGCTTTGAAGCAATTTTTCCAGGATTATCCACTGAGTACTCTAATGCACTACCAGCAGCTTGAATACTTGAGTTTAAGTAAGCAATGTTCAAGTTAGGTAAGTTCTTCCCTCGCTGTGCAAAATCCGTATATCCTCTAGCTTGAGATGCTGCGATTTCTTGAATCTTAAGCATATCAGTTTCTGATGGATTAGAGCCATTGTCTTCCTTAAACTTCTTAATAAGATTATTCTTAGCTTGGTCGTAAGCTGCTAGTCTCATTGCAAGTTCAGTTCTTTCATTAAGTCCAAAGAAAAATGCATTAGCTTTCTTCTTAATCATCTCAAACTTAGGATTTTTTTCTCCCTCATTAAGAGCTATCTTAATAGTTCTTTCGCGCTGCTCTTTCATTGTAGACATTCTGTCCATAGCTCCACCCGCTGAAATAAATTCTTCTAGGGTATTGTCTACAAAATCTTTATTTCTACCAAAGAAATTAGAGAATTTAATTGTTCTTGCGAATGCTCTTGCTCCCGCTGAGTAAACGTTTGATTGTAATACATTGCCCTGAGTCCAGATATCTGTAAAGAATATTTGTTGCTGCAAGTCCATTGGTACGTTACCTATCCAGAACATTGGGTTCTTTCTAGTTGCCATACCTGTAAGCAATCTATTAGTTTTATCTGTCACATAATAGTAAGCATTGCCTAAGGCATTTGAATTTTTCGCATCATTCCAAACGATATTATTGCCTTCTATTTGGTCAAACATTTCGCGCTCCATCTGAAAGAAATTAATGACACCATTTTTCTTGAATGGAACATTAACATATCCTTCATCTGCATCTCTAACAGATAATTGCTTATTATTAGAGCGGATGTTTCCATCCTTATCACGAATGTATGTTGCAGGTTTAATGAACGTTATTTTATTGCCATTTTTATCAATTACAGATGACTCATTTCCGTCTTCGTCAATCTTAATATTCTCCTCGTATATAGATTCTCTAAGTTTATTCTTAGCAATCGCTCTAGCCGTTCCCACATAACTTTCAGCTAATAGAAGACGTGCATCTTGCTCAAGATAGTTTTCTGTACCTTCCTTAGATAACGATGCCCAACCTTTGATAGATGCAACGCCGCTAAGCATAGTTATTGACAAATCTTGCTCACCGTATAGTCTATCTAGTGTCTTTCTATATGAATAGAAGTCATCCTTAAAATTGTCAGCAACTTCTTTAGAAATAATGCCAGCAGCTTGTAATTTAGCTACTTGCTCATTTCCAACTTTGCGATACATATCTGCACGAGCTTTGAGCATATTATATTCAGACTCACCTAACTCTATTCGTAATGCGTCTAAATAAGCTTGTGCTGTTGCAGATGTTGCATCAACTGAGCCATCTAAAGTCTTGCCGTGCTTCTTGATAGGAACATTAAGTCTTGCTTGTCTCTGAATAGATACAGACTCAGCTGAACTAGGTAATCTATTATTTTTATCAGCAAACTCAAGTGTTAACTTCTCTATTTCGTCTGCAAACTTAGCTTCAGTATTAGCGTCTACTTGAAGTATGCGAAGATTAAATATCATTGCATTTAATGTACGCTCGCCTTCAGCCTCTAGACCGTTACCAAAGATATCATTGTAGATTACTGCTAAGTCTTGACTTGCAGAGTAAGCTATACCATTAAGGTTTCTTAATCTAGCCTGCGCTAAACTTTCTTGAGAACTAGCTTGACCTAAATTTCTTCTTCCAAAGAATTTGCTATCATACTCTTCTGCAATGTATTTCTTCAACTTATCCCAAGAAATACCAGTTTTCTCAAGAAGAGCTTTCTTGGCTTTATCATAACCACTATTATATTCTTCTGTAGTTTCGCTCTTCTGATTAAGTTTAGCTCCCTTAGGGATAGATGTATCAGGATTATCTTGAGGAATAGATGGTGCTAATGGGTCAGCTGTAGCTTGAGCAACAATACGCTCAGCTGCATCCTTACTCATATTGAACGCTTGCATCAAACCTTCAGTCAATTCTGACTTAGAGTAGTTATTGATGTTATCTCTAACAAACTGAATGCGCTTGTCGTCTCGGTTCATATCAGAGAACTGGATAGTTTCTCCTAGTTTGTTTTTCATAGAGAAGTTGTCAATAAATGCTTGACTTCCAAATGGTGCTCTAACAGGATTTTTAGCTAACACTAATGCCCCAATCTGAATAACCTCCTCGGCAGACGTCACAGCTTCCCCAGTTGATTTATCATAAAAGAAACTATGGCGGAATGGATTCATCCCAACCTGTACCCATTGAGGGTCATTCATTAATTCAGTTGCTCTTTTGTGTGCTGATTCAGGGGATTCATTTACCCAATCTCCGTGGATACGAGCAATTGTAGCTTTACCTTTACCCTCCTTATCCATATCGTTTAAGAAGGTGGCATTTGCCGCTATAGAAAGACCAATCTTAGGACTCGTTTTGAACTGAACATTTTTTAATACAGCTGTCTGTCCATACCCAAGAATTCTCTCTTTTGCTGAATCGTGAATAGATACAACCCAAGTATCATAATTTTCGTATGCTGGAATATCTAATCTACTAGCAACTCTTTCCCCGTCTTTAAATGAACGGTTGACGCCAACTACTCCTCCACTACTTAATTTATCTTCATTTAAAGCAGAAATAATTTCTTTTAGAGAAGGTATCTTAGGTACATCTGTAAACGGCATAATAGCCATATTATCCCGAACAGTCTTTACATAATCATCAAAAGTAATGTTCCCATTGTATAGGTCTCTTGACGCCTGCATAACTACAGGAACTCTCTTCTGCTTTTGACTTACTTTGTTTTTGTTTCTCCAAGCCTCTCTCTCAGCCATTGTCATACCCGCATCAGCAACAGTAGTTTCTGGTGAATAAGTACGGTCTATCTCAGACATCTGAATCTTAGGATTCGTCGGAGAAAATTTACTTCCAATTGCAGATTTTATATTAGGCTGATTACTAACAAATCTGTAATAATCTCCGTCTTTTAAAGTTTTTCCATCAAATAGAACAATTACTTGCGCATAATTATAAGCCGCTCCTGCCTCTTTTTTATCAAAAGCAAATCCTTCTACAGTTCTGTCATTGTATCGAATTTGATTAAATAAATATTTCTGTGCATTTCTATAGCTCTTGTTGCCTGTTTTTCTGTATTCATCTAATATATTTTTATCAATATCTTCCTGTCTAGCAAGATTTTTTATATTTAAAAATACAGGAAGTACACGAGACGAAGTATTTATTTTGATATAATTTCCTGAATCAAAGTCATACTTCATTTTCTGACTATCATTACTTGAGGCATAGCTAGAAGCTTCTTCAGGCGAGCTACTAAACCAGGCACCCCTATCGCTTATCTTAAATGTATCAAAGTCTTTGTCTTTAGACGTACCGTGATACATAACCATTGGCTCGCCATTCTCATCTACAATCTTAGATGCGTTTTCTGGGTCATTCTCCCAATCACCAAACCAAGCCTTAAACTCAGGAGTTCTTACTTGGCTATACTGATTTGCGTTTAAGTTAGATGGCTTACCATTAGGAGCGATAAGAGTTTCTCTCTCAATATCAGAAAGTTGAGCTTCAATGTCTCCACCAACATAAATTGAAGCTGCTAACTGTAATGATGTTTTCTTTGTATATGGGTCTGGATTTCCAAATTTATCTACATAAAGTTTTCCAAGCTTACTTTCTTTGCTTTCAATAGGCAAAATCAAGTCATCAACTTTATAAGCTGCATCTAATTTAAACGGATTTTCTCCGTAGAATTTAGCGTTAAATAATGGATGTTCGACGCCTTTATCTTGAATAGAACCATAGTTTGATTCTGGAGATGTCTCAAATCCACTAACTGCTAATCCCCAAATCCCTTCATCAAAGAATTTATCAACAATATCTTTATTCCCTATTTTTTTAATGATACTTTCAGCATTTACGCCAAATTCATCAAATAAAGATTTTGCTATGAATTTTTTAGATGAGACAGAAACAAAACCCTTCTCATTTTTCGTGTCTACCCTAGAGCTTTTAGTAACAAATCCTGCTACAAGATTATTAGTTAAAGCTTTTCTTGCCTTAAAACTTGCTGGCGTAGAAGCACTTGATAATTTATATCCTAATTCATCTATCATTAAGCCTATAGATTCTGCTGAACTAAAATCTGTATTCTTGAATTTCTTAAGGAAAGCATCATATGCTTCAGTGCCAAATGCAAGCTGTAAAGCTTTAATATCTTCACCAAAAAATTCTTTTTTAAATACAGGGTCTGAAGTTATCTTTTTAGGTAACTGAGTTATTGCATCAAGAATGTATCTTAATGAATAAGAGTTAGACATAATAGAGTCAGGAGATTGCGTTGCTACAATTGTAACTCCTTTATTGTCGCCAAATACTTTATTTCTTAATTTATCGTGAGTCCTTACTTTAGATTCTAGTGTTGTAGCAAATCCAACATTCCCTTCAACATTTTTTGTTAAAGACATATACTCAGGACCTCCGTAAAGGAATATTTCTTTACCAGAAATAAGTTTAAGATTCCCTACTTTAGTTGGGTCAGAATTAATAAATACGACCTTGCCTCCATAAGTATCATATATCTCCTTTAAAGACCTTACAGGCAATTCAGAAACACCTTCTGTTTTGTATACGTTAATTACTGGCTTATTTGAAACCTTAGCCCTTTCAATCTCTGATTGTTGAATTCCACCACCATAAATTGCGCTATTTTCGCTCTCTGTATTAACATCTGATGCAATAGCAAATTTGGTTACATTCTCAGCTCCAACAATTTCTGCAATATCGCGACCTGTATTTAAAGTGCTTGATATTTGGTTAGCTAATCTAGAGAAAGCAACTTGGTCAGAATCACTAAGCACAGGATTTAATCCCATCATCTTAGCTATCTTATTAACAAAGTCAATAAACGCCTGCTTAAGACTAGGCTTAACGTTATTAAGGTTTAGTCTTCCACTAGCTACACGCGCAATCATCTCGACAACTAATTCATCATTACGAGTAAATTCATCGCCATACGCTTTGCTATTCTTAATCTGTTGTAAGATTGCGTTTACCTCTGGATTGTCCTTAGCTTCTTGCTGTGCCGCAGCTACTAACTGCTTATATAACTTAGGCTCAGTATTACGAATAATGTTAATAATAGGGTGAGTACCTTCGTGGAAGATAACTGTCTTTCCCCATTCACTAGGCAGCATATCCTCGTTAATTACAACAGTACCTTCTTGGCTCAAGAACATACCCTGAGATACAGTCTTTCCGTATTTAGCCTTTATGCCTTCGTTGCTTAATACCTCTACCTTAATGCCTGAACTAAACAATGAGTTAGCTAAACTAGCAATACTCTGTTTATTCTTAGTGGTTTGCGGATTCTCTTGCTCAGCTAATTTTTTAGCTATTTCTCTAATTCTTGCGGCTCTTTCTTGTTGAGCAATTGAAGGTGCTTGTTCAACAGGTTTATTCTCTGTTGTAGGGGTAGTTTGTTTAGGCTCTCCTGTAGTTTCTGGAGTTGCTGCTGCTTGTCTTGCGGCATCATCTGCTGCGGCTGCAAGTTGGTCTCTTGTTGCATCATTGAAAAGTTGTTTTATTTTATAATTAGCGTCAATTAACATAGCTCGCGAACCTTTAATTACACGAGTCTGTCCCTTATCATTATCTAATTTAATAGATACAGCGTTTCCTTCAGCATCGTATGTGATTGCTTTGAAAGGATTCTGGCTCTTATTAGTAAATTTCTTTCCATCAATAGTTACAGAGAAATCATTTCCAATCTCCATCTCCTGAGGAATAATATCAAATTCGTCAATAGACTTGTCACCAATATCATTAATGTTTCCAAATTCGTAAACTCGATTAGGGCTTTCAAATACTACAACTCCATTGCGTTGTTTATATATCTCCCCTGTCTCTCCTCTGTAAGTAAATGGAATTAATTCATATACAGCATCACGCATAGTTCTGCCTGTGATTTGCTCTTCCTCAGCTAATGGCTTAACTTCTTCTTGTGCTACAATTGGCGCTTCTTCAATTGGCGCTTGCTCAACTTGACCTTCAACCATAACTTCTGGCATAGGCTCATCGGCTAAAGCAATTCTAGGGTCACTTGCATTTAATTGTTCATTAAATCCAGATACCTTAAGCTTTTGTCCGTCATTACTAATATCTAAAATCTTAGCTGACTTATTATCTACAAAGATTGTATCCCCAGTATTAAACTTATATAAGTTCTCTATTCTTTGCTGAATTGCATTAGGCTCTAAAGGCGTTTGTGTTGTCTCTATTTCTTTTACAATAGATTTTAACAAGTTAATGCCTCTTGCTTGTTTTTGGAATGCCTTCTCGTTTTGCTGGAATGCATATTCAAACGCAAGTTGATTTCTTGAATCTTTAAATATAGGAGAACCTTGTTGACCAAGTCTCTTAATATCGTCTACGCTAACAATTCTCTCGTTGTCTGTTAATGACGCCAACGCCCCTGCAGCTTCTTGTGCTATGGCTTGAATTTGAGCGTTATTGTTTTCTTCTGCTTGAATTAAAGAATTTGGTATTTGACCTTTAAATACCATTTCTCCATTATCTTCAACAGCCTCTTTGCCGATAAATTGTCTGAACTCAGATGGAGCATTTGCTATCGAGCCTCTTACAGAAAACTCTGTTGTATTCCCATTTTCTAAATCATTATTTATAGCATCTTGGCTAGGAGATTCTTTAGATGCAACTGACTTAGCAAAATCAACTGCCATACTATTTACTGCCCCAGGGATTACATTGTTCTTGAAGTTGTATACTTGATATCTAGAGTATTCGTCAAGGTCTGACTTTTGGTCAAATGATGCAATGTTTTGTCCAATCAACTCTAAGCTTCTCTGAGCTTTAGCAGCATCCTCTTGAGATAATGTTCCTTTTGATACTGCCTTATTAATACCATTTAATACCTCAACCTGTGCCTCAGCTAGCCCATTCTTACCATTAGAATCATAAGAGTTTAATAGTGTTGCGTATACAGTAGGATTGTAGCTATCTGTGCCTACAATTGCTCCACCCATACTACCTATTAATCCTCCTACAAATCCTGAATTTAAGGCATTTATAAAAGTCTTCTTAGACAATAAATCAGCATCATAAATATTTAACTTAGAGTTGTCGTCGTCAGAATATTTAGCCTTTTTATAAGTATCAAATAATAATTTTTCTGCCTCAGAAGCGTATGTCTGTAAGAATTCATCTCCTGCCTCAGGCAAGATTGCCTGCTTAAGTAAACGCTTAAATGCGCCTTCTGTTGTCTTAATTCCAGCGGCAAAAGATTCCTGACCTAATGCGTCTTTTGCTAATTGAAGTACGGCGTCTTTACCAATCTGCGTAGAACCAGCTTTTTGCATAGCCTTACCTACTAGTTTGTCAACACCAAGATATTTGTCCATTAAAGTCTCTGTAAGACCAATGGTATGAGCCATAGTGTATGCCTCAGTATTAGATAATCCTTTAGCTCTAGCTTCTTGATAGTTAGATTCTGTATTAGCTAAATGATTAAGGATAAGTCCACCTGTATTAGAATTTAAACCTAATTGCATTAGTTGCTCACCAACTACTTGACCTAGGGCGTCTGCATCTGGTATTCTTAATCCATCTTTCTCGCTGTATATATCTGCACTAGCCCCTTGTCTAAATTTTGGCATAACCTTTTCAACTGGTAAGGCTATGTTTTTATTATAGGCATCCATCTTCTGGTCAAATGTCATTTTCTCTTTAGAAAAGAACATATCAGGAAGTATATTAACAGCAAATTCACGACCCATTTCTGTGCCAGATTTTGCCATACGAGCATATGCCCCTTTGCCCGTTGAAGTTACAAAGTCTTTAACAGCATTAAAATCATTAATTACAGTATTCTTAAAGTCTTTAGCTAAGTCAATATTTTTTAAATCCTTAGCAAAGTTTGAGAAAAACCCATCCTCTTCCTGATTCGTATCCGCAGAAGCTTTTACCCCAGATAACCCCATATCGGGTTGGTTTGGATTTTTTTTTTGAGAGAAAAGTTCTAAGTCTTTTTCAGTAGGAATAGCAAATTTGCTGCTAGATAATAATTGTATATCTTTTTCTGTAGGAATAACAAATTGACGTTTGCCCATTATTTTATGTTATTTTTAGTTTTAAATGCCGAAATAAACTCAGCATCAGTTGCCTTCCAATTACTTGGTTTGTAACTTAATATATCACTATTAGACATTGAAGGAGTAGAACTAGTCTGCTTTTGAGGTATTTCTGCCTTATCAAAGTTAAGCAATTGTGTCTGATAAAATAGCCTATCTTCTTTTGGCATTTTATTAATTGCAGAAGTCAATCCGCTTTGTATTTGATTACTTCCTTCATCATAGTCTACATAGATTAACTGAGGATTTCTAGTCTTATTTTCAGCATCTAAATAATATCCGCCAACTTGACGTTTCCCATTCGCAAGTGTTCTTGTTCTAACAGCTTTAAATGGAACCGTTGCCCCTGGTTGCCTTCTAGTTCCTGTTGGTACATCAATCTTTATTCCATCTCCTCCAAATGAAGCAATTTTTCCATTTGGATTAACTGTAATTCCCAAATCTCCTAAGCTTTTAGGTTGCCAATTTGCCGCTCCTGAACCGCCACCACTTTGCTCTTGATAATTTGCAATTTGTGCTGCTATAAGTTTCTTCTTCATTGCCCATTCTTCTGGAGCAATTTTAGCCTCAAATGTAAGTTTTTCAGCCTGAGCAGCTTTACCCTTTAACTCGTCAGCAGAAGCTATTTGCTGTGGCTTAGCTGACATTGGAACTTTAGTAGTATAAAATTCCACTAATTCCTTGTCAGTTAAATTTTGACCTGCAAATCCTGCTTGACGACGCATTGCTGCAAGTACATCTGGATTAGTTGCCTTAATTTGAGCAACAGTTCTATCGGCATAATCAACAGTAGAAGTTGTTCCGTCGGCATTTTGAATAGTAACTGGAGCTGGAGGAATAAGCTTACCGCTTGCATCTGCATCCCATCCAACTGGTAATTCTCCTTGAACCCGAATTAAATTACCTTTAGCATCTTTAACTTCCTTAAATAATGGCTGATAAGGATTTGCTCCTACAAAAGATTTAATATACATCTTAGTAGCATCCAAACTTTTGGTATAAGTATCTGCTAATGCAGTTTGCAAATCACGAGGATTCTTAATCAAGTTCTCATCAGACATTTTAGCTGACAAATCCTTATAAAAACCTTCAAAGCTCGTTAAGTTTTCTTTGTTTGCTAATCCTATTTGAAGCATTCTTTCATACTCCTTAGCCCCTAAGTCATAACCTGCCTTAAGGTCTTTAATGTCAGATACAGCTTGTCTAATTTCACCTAGTTTGCCATAATCTAATTTGCCATTAGCAAGTATTGCT